GTCGGGCTGGGCTAAGGCCATGAGAAGCCTGCCGCGGCCAAAGGATAACAACGGCCAGCAAGGCGAGCCTGGGGCCGAGCTGCGTAAAGCCACTTGGGTGACCTTGCATTCCAGCGTAGCCGGCTACAATAAGAACACCTTCACCGACAAGATCGTGGAGGTCTCTGTGACCAACCCTATCGGCAACATCAACGGCATCTCCGACGAAGCGGGCGTCCTGCCCCTGGTCTACGGCAATCGCGTCAAGCAAATGCCCGCCATGGTCCGCTATCGCATGCGCAAGCCGGTCAACAAATTTAACAACAAATAACCCATGGGCACACGTTCTATTCGTCACGTTGTCGAGGCCACTCTCGCAACCTATCTCTCAACCCAGACCGGGCTGACCACCGTGCAGTTCCTGACTGGGGACAGTAACGTCACGCAGACCCTGCCCAAGGCCGTGGTCCTCTGCGACTCCGCCAGCCCGCCCGCCGACCTGCCCGAAGGCCTGGGCAACTTCAGCTGCTCGGTCCGCATCACCCTCTTCTCAAACGCTGACGACACAACGCTTGCCGATCACCGCGCCCGCTGCGCCGCCCTGTCCGGCAACATGAATGACATTGCCTCAATTCAGGCGGCCTTCGCCGCTACGGGCGACGCAACCTGCTATGACGTCACCCCAAGGTCCGAAGACGAGGGCATCGACGAGCGCTCCTGGGCGACCTCTTTTGCTTACGACGTCCTGACCGTCCTGCCCCCTGTCTAAGGGTTGCCAATTCTCGCAGGTTTAAGATGTGCGCCGCTGTAAATACCGGAACTGTTTGCCTCTACGGAATCGGAGCCGGCCAAGAGGCCTCGCTTTTCGTACAAAGTTACACTGTCTCGTCTGGCTTTAACAACACCGGCACGGTCGTCGATGAGACTGGCCGCACCATTACGGCTCGCTATGACGACCGCCGCTCCGAGATTACGGTCGAGGGCGTGGCAAGCGCTTCGTCGATTCCTGCCCTTGGCGCTACACTTTCTTTTACGGTCAAGACCGCTTCGGCTTACCCGGGCGGCGCTGCTTCGGTTAGCTTCGAGGGAGTCATCACAAAAGTGGACGACCGCGGCAGTTCAAAAGGGTTCGTTACAGTCTCTCTGACTGCCGAGTCCTTTGAAGAGATTACCTACTGATTGACTTCTCTGTTGGGAGGTTAATCTGAAGGGGTGGACCGCCGCTTCCTAGATAGTCAAATCGACCCGGGGCCCCTCAAGTTCCTAGGTCGAACGCTCTACCCGTGGTGCCTCAAGTACCGGGTGCGGCTGATGGCCTTCGACTCGCCCTTGGTCACCGGCTCTCGCGGCGTGACCCCTGCCGACCTTATCTTCGCCTGCCAAGTGTGCGCTGAGGAACCCCTGGGCGGAGTGAGCTGGGTCGACAAGCTGCGGATCGGTCGCCTTACCGATAACCCTGCCAAGTTTGAACTGATGCTAAAGGCCTTCGCCGACTACATCCTAGTCAGCCACTGGCCGAAGTTCTGGGACCAAACCGACAAGAAGACCGGCGGGAGCAGCAAGGCACCGTGGCCGCTGATGGTCATCGCAAACCTAATTGCAAATAACATCGACGAGAAGCGGGCGTGGGAGATGCCGGAGTGTCAGGCCATCTGGCTGAATGCCGCCTTCGCCATGCGTAAGGGCGTCGACGTGGCGATTATGTCGCCGGAGGAAGAGGCCTATATCGAGTCAGAACTAAAGAGGCAGGCCGACGCTGCCGTTGCCAATCCAGCAGGTTAAAGGAAACCGACTATGGCCCAAGACCTTACCGTAAACATCAAGACGACCTCCGACGTTCCCCAGGCTATGGGCAAGGCTGGCTCGGCTGTTACTGGATTGAACAAGCAGATGGATGACATCGGCAAGAAGTTCGGCAACTCATTCAAGGACATCTTCCTCGGCTTTGCGGCGCCCATGGTTATCCTTCAGGGTGCAATTCAGATGATTACGTCGGCCATTGCTCAGGCTAAACAAGACGCAAAAGACGGGCTCGATCTTATCGCAAAAGGCGAAACGGTTTTTGCCACTTCTGAAGAGAAGAAGATGGCTACCCTGTTCAAAGCCAAAAAACAAAGGGAAGACGAACTGAAGCTTATCGAGGCAGGTAAAGAAGAAATGACGCGCCAATTTCTGACCCAAACTAAAGAAGGGCAAGGGATGGCGCAGCGTATTGTCTCTGGTGCTGTTTCAACGCAGATGCCGGCGCCTTCGATTGACCAGATGTCTAAGATGAAAGACGTCCAGGGAGAAGCCCTAGACAGGTTTTTAAAATCTCCAGAGGGTGCACAGTACGCTAAGATTCTCGCAGAAGAAGACGCAAAGAACGCGGCCAAGGACCAGCAGAAGGCCGGCTCATTCAAGGGCCCCGAAGGTTTCGGCACGGTCGTCGGCGTAGGCGCCAACCCAGTCATGGAAAAAATGACCCGCCAGAACGAGCTCATGGAGGAAATCAAAATCATCCTGCAAGAGCAGTTCATCCTGAACCGCGGCGGCTCTGTCCCTGCACCCTTTACCGAGCGCGTCCCCCTGACCATGCAAAAGGCAGGCCTCTCCTAATCTTATGGCAATCGTACCTACCGGGAACAATCTCACGACCGATGCAATCCAGCCAGGCTATACCATCGTAACAGACGGCTTCGGTCTCGTCACGGCGTCGGCGACCTACAAGCTCGACTGGGCTGTCAGCGCTGCATCGCTCACCACTCGCGGCACGGCCTTCGGTCAGGCCGGCTACACCTACCTCAAGGCGCACAAGGCCAGCGTCTCTTTCGACTCGCTTCAGTATCAGACCGTCAAGGTGGATTACGTCGGTATAGACCCGACGGTCAACAGCGGCATCCGCACGAACCCCAACACCTCCGCGGCTAACGGCCTGACCGCCGAGAACATCACGACTCACCCGAACTTCTTCACCGCGGCAAGTGGCTACGGCGGCACCGCCCTGGCTGGCTTGCCGGCAGACTTTGGCGGCGCATACAATGACTCGACCCTTGGGCCTCCCGTGACGGTGATCAGTGCGACCACCGGCAAGCCCGTTGTGGTCCCTTCCTGCGAAGGCAACTACGGCGCCTGCTTTGAGACCGGCATGGGCGGCCGCTTCATCGGCTTCGTCGACCCCGATTATCCTGACATCTACGGCAAGACCCAGTACCTCGCCCGCACAACGACTTATTCAGGGGTCTGCTATTATAACGACGCCTCGTTTGTGCAGGCTCTTTATCTGCTGCTGGGAAGCGCAACGGCAACCAACCAGTGGGGCGCGTCTTTCCCGCTGATCCCGTCATGGGGCCCGACTGGCACAGGCATCCACGGCAACCAGAACCTCCTTTCTCAAGTCAACGTCGAGGAATACGGAACGCTTTTCAAAGTCATGTACGAAATCCGCTACTCAAAGGAAGGCTGGCCGCTTGACGTTTACGTCAACATCTAAGCCATGAGCGTTCAACCAGGCTCGGGCTATACCTTCACGTCCTCTAGCCTAGGGACAAACCTTGACATCGAGAAGCCTTGGTCGGCTTGGCCGTTAACAGGATACAATGGAGAAGCAGATTGCCCTTTTGGCATCGTTAACGCATCGATTAGCACGACCTACCAATTCAGCTGCACACCGGGCATGGTCAACTCGGTCATCCCGCAGATCGGCATTACCGCCGTCGCAACGCAGCGCCTCGACTACATCCCAACCCCAACGACGACCTTTAACTTCGACGCGGTCACAGGGTACTCGTATATCTATCTAAAGGTCTCGGCAGACTACTCGACACCGCCGACTCTTTACCCGGTCACCGATCAGACCGACATCCTTTATCCGCGTGTCGTCTCAAACAGCATCGAGCAAGCAGCCACGGATGACTCGGCTTTCTTCCTCCTGGCTGTCGCCTATCAAGACCCGGCGGCCACCCCGCCAAAGCCGATTACCATCACTCAGCTGACCTGCGGCTCCCAGTGGTCTGACCGCATTAAAGTCGGAAGCGCTACCGCGAAATACTTCTTCGCCCGTGCCTGATGCCCCTGCCTTCGCTGACGTTGGATTATATCACGGTCGGCGGTACGCAGGCTTTTAGCGGTACGGCCTATACCTGGGGACAGATGCGTACGGCAGTCTACGCTGCTCCGCACGCATCTGGTTCTTTTGTATGGAGTAACTACGCCCACAATATTGACTACTACGACACCGGCTTTAACGGCATCGAAGCCGTCGAGGTCGGCAACCGCTTATTTCGAGGTCAACTCTTCAGCACCGTTGGCTATAATGACTGGTCAACGCCTAACCCACCGCCGACCGTTGACACGCAGCGCTTCTTCTATGGAGCTTTTTTTGAGTCACCGCCGAACTCTGGGTTATTCATCCCCAGCGTCAGCAGCGGCCTAGACATCGAAGAGGTAGCGACCATCCTCGGCGGCGCTGTTTTTGTCGGGTCTGCTTCAACTATTACGACGACCGCACCGTCCTATGATGGGTCAGACCCTGACGGCCAGAACATTAGCGCAACCACTGTCGGGACGGTTTCCTCAGTTACCTTGGCCTTCTGACCCCCCTTGCCAATCCCCGCAGGATTAAGACCCGATGAGCTGCTCTAACACCGTCACCGTCTCGCGAGGCAATACCTTCGCTTGCACCTTTACCTGGACGCCCGGAGCCTCTGGTCCTGCAAACCTGCTTGCGACCACCCTGACCTCGAATGTCGAGGATCGCGCCGGCACGGTCTACCCTCTGACGGTTACAATCGCCGGCAACGGCCTGTCCTTTACGGTGGTCTACCCTGACAGCACGTCTGAATGGGAGCTCGGCCTTGGCCGCTGGGACATCAAGTTCGTGTTCCCTGGCGCGACCATCAGCCGCACTGAAATTTTCCGCGTCGACGTCATCGACTCCGTGACCCCCTGACCATGCCTGACTCCGTCATCACCTCGACAGAGTCGACCTTTGGCACTATCGCTGGCACGTTTGCCGCCGATCAGTCTACCATTGCCGGCACGGTCACGGCCATCACTGGAACGATTGACGGTTCGGTCGGCGTCCCCGGGCCAGAAGGACCGCAAGGGCCAGAAGGACCGCAAGGTCAGCCAGGTGAAACAGTCGAGCCGACCGTGCAGGACAGCGGCAGCACCTACAATAACGGGCAGTTCACGCACGTTCATTATACTAAAGAACTACTCTTTATCATCGAGGGCGTGACCTACGCCCTGCCGGCCCGTATCGTCTCCTAAATTTCTTAATACACATTACCATGTCGACCCCTACCAATCCCAACCAATACGGCCCCCGCGGCGCCCGTCTGCCGATTAACTCGACTAACACGCGCCTGACCGTTGACGTCTCTGCCGCGTCGACCGACTACACGCTCGTGCTCGCCGACGCTAACACGGCCATTACTTTTGACGGCACCTTTGACGTGCTGATCCCTGACGAGGCCACCGTCGACTTCCCGGTCGGCACCCAGGTCATCGTCATTAACCGCGGCACCGGCACCCTGACCTTCGGCGCCGTCTCAGCTGCGACCATCAATTCCGCTGGCAGCGTTTACGACATCACCGCTGAGTACGGCATTGCGTCGCTTATCAAGACCGGCGCCGACGAGTGGTATCTGGCGGGCAACCTGGCCTGATCCTATGCTCCCTTCCTTTCTTGGCATCGTCGCCCAGGCTGGAGGGGGACCGCCCCCGCCCGCTGGAGTGTTTATCTCCGGGCAGACCTTGGATGTCACCTATCTGACTTCTACCCCTGCCGAAACTTTTAACTTCGGCGGCGGTTCAACCTACCTTACGAACGGAGAGTCGGTAACTAGCTTCGATTATTTAAATGACCCGACCACGGCCTTTGGCTTAGACCTTACGGGTCTGACCGCGCTGACCAACGCCAACGTCTCCGACAACCCCGCAATGACCACGGCTCCAGACTTCACTGGCCTGACGGCCCTAAGCTACGCCAACGTCTCCGACAACTATGCGATGACGTCGCCTCCTGACTTTACAGGCTGCACGGCACTGACCACCACCTTTGTCTACAACAACGCCTTGATGACCACGGCTCCAGACTTCACAGGCCTGACGGCCCTGAGCTACGCCAACGTCTCCGACAACTAGGCGATGACGTCGCCTCCTGACTTTACAGGCTGCACGGCACTGACCACCAT